GGCATTCTCTTCAGTATGACTACCATAAGTAGATTTCCTAGAGTGAGCTAATATCAAACGATTCTTACATTTAGGATCGTATTGTATTTTAGTCTTAGCCATAAAGTTTCTGATATCAGCTTTATTCCCTACACCTTTGACTAAAGTATCATTCATAAATAAACCACAAGAGTCTGTACCCCTGTGAGCATTATAAGTCATGATTAGTTTAATCCAGTCTAGGTTAGCTGTATTCTTTTTGTTAGGAGCAAACCCGATTAGTCCACAACCTAATACATTAGATTGTCTTTTTGTTAGTAGTGTGATTATTAAAAATAATATTATTAATTCCATTTGTTGTTATTGTTTGTTTAAGTTAAACCTGGAGGTATAGATAAATCGTTCATTTGACTAATTAAAAATTCTGCAAATCTATTAGAAGTATTGCTCATGTAATGACTAGCATCTACTGGATTAGTAGTCGCTTTAGGATCTCTCATATCTATACAAGGATATGATGATATCAAATCTGATTTATTCTTAGTCATAAAGTCATTTATAACAGGTGATACAAAATTCATTTTTTCATTACTAGTAATTTCAAAAGCGAATCCTAAAGCATTTAATCTTGTAAATAAAACTACTTCTGAATCTCCCATTTTAAAGTCATTAGAATTTATTCTATCATGGTCTTTAGACCTTTGATAAAAGTCAGCTCTTCCATTAAAAGAGTTACCTAGTAGGAAATCAGAGCTTCTTCTAGGATTAACACAGAAATGTCTTGGATAATACACATCTAATGTTTTATCTCCAATCCTTACTGTTCTAGATCCTCTTGCATTATGAGAGTAGTATATTTCAGAATAGTTTCCTGATAAAGCTGCTAACAATATAAGACCTCTATTAAAACCTATAATAGGTTTATTTAAAGATAGACATCTCATTATTGTTTTCACATCTTGTAAATCTGTATTCCTATTTGAATTTAAATTATTTAAAACTGGTTCAAAAGGGAAAAGGAAGTGGCTTATATCGCCACCTCCTCCTACAAATACTACGTTAGACTCTTCTATTGTATGAACTATTTGACATCTAAAAAAGTCAGTTAGATGTCTTCCGTTATTGTTTGTATAAACTTTTAAAATTGGGGTGTTTTCCATGCTAAACTACTTGGTGTTGTAAATTGTTCAAAGTCCCAATGTTCTACTCTAGTATCAGAGTTTGCTAATTTGTTAAATAACAAAGTATATCTTTCTAGAACATGCGGACTACTATTTAATGTAGGTGCAGTGTTTACTTCACACACTACAGCTTTAGGTAAATTTCTATCTGTCTTTTGAACCATGATGTCAACACCTGCGATGTCTAATCCTAATTCTTTAGTAGCTCTAAGAGCCAACTTACAGATATAATTCTTCCAGTTATCCCAAGGCACTCTTGTAAATGGAGCATCATTTTGAGCTCTATTCCAAGCAACTTGAGTTGTGTCTTCAGGGGCAGGTTTTTGCATTACTTCTATAACTTTACCTAATGCACAGTGAACACGATATTCTTCTGTCTTAGGATAAATTTCACTAAAGTACGTAGCACCTTTTCTAATTGCTTCTCTAATTTCAGCAATATTCTCACAAATCCATAAATTCTTACCTCTACCATGATGAGATGGTCTAGCAATGATAGGATATTGTAATCCATCATTAGCTAACAACTCAGATATCTCATCTAGTAGATAAGTTTTAGGAACATCAATGTTTTTAGAAGCTAAGAACTTTCTACAAACACCTTTATCATTAGCTAATTTAATAGCTTCTGCTTTGTTATACACAATAGACTTACTATCTGTATCAATGTTACCATACCAACCCCATCTAATTACAACTGCATTTGTGCAGTCGTAAGGAGATGAAGTACGTAATTTAGTTCTTTTTGTTAAATCTAAAGGATTTGTTCTTTTTACAAATCCTTCAAATACAGCAGACTTAATTACGTGTTCTGCGTTTGTGTGTGCGATCTTTTTAAATAGTTCTTTGGTTGACGGGCGGCCGTGTTTCGCTACGATAATTATAAATTTTTTCATTGGGGCATTGGTATGTTAAATGTTTCGATTAGATGCTTTACATAAAAGTCATCATTGTTAGACATAGCTTGTTTAAAATTCTTAGCCATGTCATCTGTTACTCTGTTACCTTCGTTTATCCATTGAGTAGCTTTTAGAGTATTGTTAAATACCCATTTTCTTAAAGACTCTGTAGCTGAGAAGAAAGATGATAATACGCGGTATTCAGTAGTTGTGTTTTCACTAAAACGCATTTCACCTAGTTTACCATACATTTCACGTCTTTCATTCTTTGGTTCGATAAGCAAAGAAGGCAATCCTAAAAATAAATCCATAGCCTTAACCCATTCAGCACTCAATTCAAAAGTCATATTATCATACTTCATATGAATGTGAGTACAGCAAGTTCTAAGGTTTGTGCTTTCACCACTAGGAGGCATATTCATATTTAATGTATATGCATTATAAGTAGGTTCGCAGCCTAATGTCCTAGCTTCTTTATTTCTTAAATACTCAGGATTTACTCTTACTGCACATTCGTGAATTGGGACAATACCTTCAGGAAGAGTTGATTTAAGATAAGATATTACCTTATCTATATTTTTATCAAACTCGTCAGCTGTAGTACAAGGAGCAATATTGCCCTCGAAAGATATATTGTCTAGAGAAGTGCACCAATATGGGCTACTTTTATCGAAGTTGAAAGGTTTCTTTTTAGAACCTTTAACATATGGTTTTGCGTTTACTACTTCATTTGCTGAAGTGTCAAACAAGAACAGTTCAAAATCTGAACCGTACGTTTCGTTGTTAATTACTTTTTCCATTTTGTTAATTTGTTTGGTAGGAATCCTAATTCGTTTATTTCTTGAATTAAATCAAAATTTCTTAATCTATGTAACTGTGTTAACCAATAGATTTTTTTAGATAGAGTTTTGCCTGTAGGAGTTAAGCAGTTTATAAAATATTGTCTATTCTCACTAATTGCATCTTTTATATCTACTAAGCTTAGACATTCTAAATACTCTTTACATACTTCATAACCATCTGCAATCATATTAGTATTAAACTTTTCATCATTTGGATTATCAATAAACTCTTTTAGTAAAATATGCAATTGACTAACAGCTTGATTATTAGATCTTTCTCTACAAAAATTACCTGTACTAAAAGAAAATTGTAAGCGATGAGCGTACTCTATTTTCCTTCCTATTACTAATTTTTTTTCATTAAACATTTCTTGATTCATTGAAATTAGATATCTATCCAATTCGTCTATTTTGTTTAATCTTTCAAAGTATGCACTTTCCATTTCTTCATCAGGTACTGGTAAAATACTAGCAAAGCTTTTACATAGAGTTGTAAAATTGTAATTAATTCCTGTTTTATTGTCTAATAAAGCCTTCTTCTTATCTTTTAAAGCTCTATACTTATGTATGCTATATAAACCAGGACCTGTAAATGAAAATCCAGCTGATCCTGTAAAAAAAGAAGATATTAGATATGCTTCCATTACAGTATAGCCTTTATTTACCAGATAGTCAATTCTACATATTAGACTATGATATGCTTCTTCATCTGATACAAAGTATCTAGACATAATAACACATGCATATAAATCATATAGACCTGACTTAGTAACAGAAAATGAGAATGTATTAACTCCTTCATTATCTTTTAAATACTGAAAGTTTACATTTATATCAAGCTCTTTCATTAACATGTAAGTTAACTCAATAGTTCTATCTATAGCTTCTTTTTTTGTTTTACCATTAAAGCAGTAAATGTCGCCATTTCTAAACTCGTAAGAAAAGAAACTAGCATTTTTACATGCTTGAAAGCAGCTCCCTGTTCCACGACTTGGTTCCGCATCTGGATATACAAAAGAAGAGTTCCATTTATAAACTGCTTGTCTCATAATCCCCAAATTCCATTAGTTAATACCTCAGTTCTTCTTGATTTACCTTTATACATTACGAATATCACGGCTTTACCGTGTGGTGTTTCAAGATAATCGATATCATACCAATTATTAGGATGACCTTTTGTTCTAGAAGGACAACCTTCTAAACCGAATGTAGCAGATATTTGGTCTTCGTTGTCTGTACGGTATAATTCACCTTTAATAGAAGTTTCACCGCCTCTCTCGACGATTGGAAAACCTCCATTGTATAAAGTGTAAACTGGTTCTGTTGCAAAGTCACCAAGAGATTCTGCACCTTTTAGGCAGTATTGGTGATTACCCCAACCTTTTTTTAAGGTTCCATAGGTGAAGAAAAGGACTGGTTCTGATTGTTGTTTTGAATTGCTCATTTGTTATTTTATTTTATTTTTTTAATTTTGCCACGGAACGTCATTATAGGTCTTAGAATCCCATTCTATTTGAATGAACCCTCCGTTATTTTGTTTGAGAATTGAGTTTATCCAGTTGAAAGCATTGTCATGTTGCCATGCTCTATGCTCTCTAGCTGCTGCTGCTGGATGCTCCACTTTTTTAATTACATGACACATATTGAAAAGTAATTTCTCTATGGTCTGTGCTTGTTTACCACACAATAAGATAGGTATACCGCATTCAGATGCTAATACGGTTTGATAAAAGAATTTGTTAAAGCTGTCCCATACACCTGTGTCGGCATGTATAGTTGCTTTACCATATTCAGTAGTAAGACTATAGTTGAGTAATAGAACTCCTTGCTCTGCCAGATATGACAGGTCGCAATCTCTTTCTATTGGATCACCTAAATCTTTTTCAATTGCATCATAAAATAGTTTAAGACTAGGACTCTCTTCTTTTGTTAGACTATTGCTAAATGCAAGTCCGTCAGCAGAAGGTTGTCCATTCTTACCTATAGTATGATACGGACTCAATCCTACAATAATAGCTCTAATTGACTTGGGATCAGTCAACTTAAAAGCTCTATATGTACGATTAGATTGTGGAAATATCTTAGCTCCGTTTGAACTCCTAGTTTTTAATATTTGATACATATCAAAAGCATCTTGAGTTTCAAACCAAGGCTTTAATTTCTCCCACCAACCTTCACTAAAAAGGTCTTTAAATTTGTCTACTTCTAACATTTTATTTTCTTTTTTACTTCTTCTATTAATCTTTTAGAGCCATACCAATAAACTAAATCACTAGGATCTGTTATGTTTCTTCTTTGATTATACTTTTTAGGCACGTTCCAATACTCAAATCCCATTCTATTATAGAATGTACAAGACTCTACACCTTTAGCATCATTGTCAAATATGACATATGGCTTACTAGAGTTCTCTTTTATAAATTTGATATTGTCATCAGATATGGCTACAGATGATTCATTTTGAACACCTGCAGTACATGGAGTTATAAACTTTTTACATACCAAATAGTCTTTAACAGATTTTGTTATAACTGACATAACACAATTTGTTATGTTTTCAAGACCATACATTACATCAATAGGACAGTTTGTTAACCACTTAAATTCCTTGTTAAAAGGTCTATATATCTTCCAATAGTCTCCAAATCTATATGCGAAAGTAAGTTCATTCTTAGTATAGCTTCTTTCTCTATTTATATATAGCTGGTGTATTGCAAATACATTGTCTTTAATGTCATCAAGCCCTAATTCATAATCAGCCCAGTATCCTAACTCATCTTTTGTAAACTTCCTTGTTATTACTTGAATAACAGTTCTTTTCTTTTCTACCAATTCAGGCTTTTCCCAAGTAATAATGCTTGGTTTTTCTACATTGGTAATAGATAAATTAAAATCTTTAATTATTATTTCTAATGCTGTAATGTAATCACATCTGTATATTTGTTGGACTAAGTTAAAACAGTTACCTCTCCAATAATCATTACCGAAATCAACATGGCATAAATCGTTAAACTTAGTAAGAATAGTAAAAGAAGGTTGTTTCTTATCACCTCTTAAGTGATTTAAATACTTTCTGTTAGGTATAAAATCTCCAAAGTAATATCTATATATGTCATATGAACTTATTTTAGATAATACATCGTCTGCTGTAAATACTGATTGTTTTTTAATTAATTTCATAAGATAAAAAAAGCAGGTGAACTTAATCACCTGCCTCAGTTTTTAAATATAAATATAAACTAGTAAGAAGCGTCTGTTGAAGCTAATGGTCCTGAATCAGCTGTGATGTCCATTGATTTTTGATAATCAAATGCCGGAGCAATCTTATAAAAACCTTTGCAACCATACTCTCCATCAACTGTCTTCACAAACTTATCCCATACATTGGCCTCATATGAGTTTTTAAACTTCACCATAGGTGTGTCTACATAACCATATATGTCCAATACTGTTAGTTCGTCTTGAGGAGTTGCGATTTTTAAGTTTCCATATTCAATCTCATCATCTTTGATTTCAGCTAACTTAGCTTTGTAATAAGGTTCTGATGCTTTTTCAAACTTATTATAAAAGTCTGAAGGTAATACAGATTTGTAAAATACTTCATTGTAGGTTTTAATACCATTTTCAGTTTCTACATTTCTAACATACCATAAAGCTGTAAAGAAATCAGCATACTCACTATCTGTAACAATAGTATTTAACTCAGAAAAGTCTCCTTTTAACATCTTCTTGAAATTGAATTTAACTTCAGTTTCAGTGCTGTTATAGTTTACTTTTCTAAGAACACCTCTTACAAATTCGTAGAAGTCGCCTTCGCCTTCCATAGCTGTCCTATAAGATTTATCAGCTAACTTGTTTTTGTCTTTGTCTTGAAATTGAGTAAAGAAAGTTGGTAATTGATCTTCATCAAATGCCCAAGCTGTTTGACATACTTGATTAATGAATTGATTTTTACCATCTTTAGACTTTCTCTCCTTATCAACAAGGAAAAATGTTACCTTAGATATCTTATCTGTTACCTTACCTTTTACAATGAATGTGATTTTGACTCTATCTTCGCCATCTTTTTCATCTACATACACAAGTTCTTTATCTGTATCTTTAGGTTCATTACCATAAATCTTACTCATTTGTTCTGAGGTTGGATTTACAGCTATTACTTGGAATACATCTAAGCCTACTTGCATGGCTCTTTCTTCGAAATTCGAAGATCTTTCTTCTTTTACTTGTAGTTTCATTTTTAATTACTATAATATTCTTCTAATGAGTTTAAAATAAATCCTGCATCATTTGGGATTTCAATTGAATCAAATAATCCTTCAGGGGATTTAGCTGATGCACCTGGTTCAAAAGTCTTTAAAAAGTACTCTGGCTTATTATCTTTATATCTAGTACCAGTGTATAGTACTATAGTAAAGTGTTGTTCCAACTTACCATCAAATTCTCTACCATGTGTAGCCATTCTCTTGATTCTTTCTCCATCGTCAGACTTTGCTAATTCGTCGTGTGCGAATACGAAAATATCTTTCTCTGCACTTCTTAATTCTTCTAAGAATTGGTAAACCTCCTTGTTATAGAACTTGTATACATCAAAGCCACTATATCTCTCACCCATCTCTTTAATAAGAGTGTTTAGAGCCATAGTAAAGCTGTCAATAACAATTCCTTTAACTTCAGGATTCTTTACATAATCTTGGAAGTTCTTTCTAAAGCCTGTCCAACTGCTTGGACGACCTTCAAACTTAAATGGTTCTGCCTTGTAAGGCAACGGTTTTCTCTCGAAGTTAATATAACCAGTTGTAGCTCTGTCAGCTGTCTTGGTCATATATGACTTACCTGTTCCTGATTGCCCTACGATTGCAACCTTTGCAAAATAGAGCCGTTCTTTTTTTTCTTTTGTCATACTACAAATTTAATAAATTTTTACGTAACTTCAAAATAATTTTAGCTGATCTGTATGTAGTACTGACTCTGCATAATTCTTAGCTTTTGAATTATTTTCTAATAGTGAGATGATTTTATATGTCTCATAAACATATTGGTCATAATCAATCTCGTAGTCCTGTTTCTTTTCAAAGTTATTGAAATACTTACCTTTTCTTACTCCCAAATCGTTAGGTGCAATTTGATTAGTAGGGTTAGGCTTGTCATCAAAATACTTGAAGATTTGAGGAGCATTTGGATTTGATGTAATGTAGTATCTAACCAATGAACCTACATCTTCTTCAATGCCATCATCATATCTAAGTTTAATTGTAGCTCCTGAATTTGCTTTTGCTCGCATACAAAAGTCAAATATGTTTGTGTGGCTTTTAATAAACTTTTCTGGTGATGTACCATTTACAAAGTACTGTTCTAGAGCAAGGGCCCTTACTCTCATTGACTTGTTCTTCCATAAATCCAAATCTGTTGCAAAAACACCTTTTTTCTTAACACTACCTGACTCTGTAATAGCTAAATAGTTATTCACATTTAGCATGTAAATACAGTTGTAGTTATCATACTCTAAAGCATAATCAGTAAGTTTCTCCCATTCTGAACATATGGAATAATACTCATCCTTTCTACTTACAGGTACAATAGTTTCAATACCGTCAGTGTTTGCTATAATAACTCTAAAACCTGCCTGTTCTAGTCTCTCAATTAACATTAATAGACTATACTGACCTGTTAGAGTTACAGATAAAAGTGTTTTCTTGTCATAGGTCCAACTTTCCATTGAACCTAGCTTACCAAAGAAACTATTCAAAGTAAGTTTTAAAGCATCTGCAATGCCTTTAGCTTTCTTATCAGTCTTTGATAAAGGTTTTAATTCTAGTCTTTTAAGATACAATTGCTTGTATGTCTTAAGTAACTCTACTCCTAAGTGAGCAGGATAATAAGAATTGTTAATGATACCTGCTGGGTACATCGCTATATCCATAAATACCTCATATTTCTATGAGGGTTGGACTATATCATCACTATTGTTTTGGAATCTTTTTCCATGTAAACCCATACATGGATGGCTTTTCGCCTGAACATACTGCATATATGTTATGTCTTTTGTATTCTGGATTTGAATCCAATAATTGCTTCATGGTATTCCACAATTTAACAATTTCACCATCTTTGGTTTGTTGTAAAATGTAATACCTGCTTCTAGATATAGAAAGTGAATTTTTCATTCTAGATAGTCTTTCTTCATCTAACCATCTATCTTTAATCTTTTCACCTAATTCTTTTCTAGCTTCTAAATTACTCCATCTTTTCTTTTGAGATTCTGATAATCTTTTTCTTGTTTCATCTGAACATATTAATCCTGTTTCAGAATCAAGTCTTAGATTATAACCAACTTCTCTAGATAAAGCATTTGTTTCAACTATCCAATACAACTCTCTTTCTTTTAATAAATTTTCATCGAAATCTAAATATTCCAATACATAGTATATAAATTCATCTCTACCGTATTTATGCCAAGCGTGAATTAAATGAATATTTTCATCTTTATTCTTCTTGTTTAAACGTGTAGCATGTTCTTTAATTCTAGTATGGATACATTTAGCTTTTCCAACATATATTTTATTAGTTTTTTTATTTTTAATGCAGTAAATCCCAGATTTCCCTTTATCTTCAATGTTGTATTCCATGTATCCAAAGATACAACGTTTGAAAAATAATACAATAGTGTTCCCTGTTTAGTCTCTGAACCTTCATCCACGACTGTGGACGCTTGGCTGCGGATTGTCCATGTATCCTTTTATTTTTTACTATACTGAGGTAATTACTCTCACCACTACATGTATCTCTACTGTAGCTTAGTATAAAAGGCTTTAGGAGATCCCCGTCAATTTAAGGAATTTTAGTTTCGCCGATATGTTAACGAAACGTCACATGTGATAATCATATGCTTATGATCAGCTATGTACACCTCATTCTCATTAACGGAATGCAAACCACCTAATCCTTGGATATACTTAGTAGAGCCTATTTTAAATGTCTTCTCCCACTCACTATCAAATGTAAGAGTAGTCTTTTGCAATTCCTTTAGGATTCGCTTTAGACCATCTGTTTCAAATGATATGTATTCAGGAATACAATCAGACATCTTAATATACTTTCTAAATGTACCTTTCTTAGGTAGGTCAGCTACCTTCTTACGAATAGACTTAGCATAGGTATGCTTCATCAATTCATCTCCAATCTTAATATCAGAATAGTTTAAACAATCTAAGCCGTATTCATCTTTAATAGATTCTCTCAGCTCAATTAGATTCTTACCTTTATGTATAGGATGATTTGTATTACCCAAGATAAGCTCATATACATTATCTGTACATAGTATATCATTCTTACAATAAGATATTACACTTAGTATCTGTTCTTCTGTTAGATGCTCTATACTGTGATGTATAGGCATAGTTTCTACAGATAGCATGTCTAAGTTAAATTCTAATGATTTGAGTGAAGTCATACGTGCCTCATTGTCTAATCCTAATATAGTAAAACAATCTATTTGAGGTACAGTGCTTACAAAGTATGGAAGCCTTACATTATACTTTCTGTCCTCAATTAGTTTCTGAACAAAGCTATATATTCTATTGCAGATTTCTAATCCACTTCTGTCAAACCAGGATTCGTGACTGTGTACAACATGCTCCATCACTTGAGTATCAAATGATAGGTTGTTATAACCAATTGCAAATTCAATGTTTGTAGAATTATAAAACTTTATTAAGTCATATAGATTGTTTTTGTATTCTGATATTTCAAATTCAACCCACTCAGATGTGTCCTTATTGTAAAACAATACAATAAAGCAACACTTTAGAGTCTCGATATCATATACATACTTGGAGTTCATCTACTGTACAAATATCTACTAATGAAATTTCACTACGGCTACCTCTAGTATCAATAGATTTACAATGTCTATCTTCAGGACATTCTACATGTCTAGATATACCAATAGCCTCTAATCTATTACGAGCTGTTAAACCTTTAGGTTCTAAAGTAGAATTAATCATACGAGTAATGTGATCATAAGGAGAAGTTCCTTTAAAGAATACCCATTCTTCTATATCATCACAGAAGATTGTATATAATTTAAAGTTCTCATCTTCACATCCTCTAATTAATGCTTTCTTAAGGTCATTTTCAGTACTTTCTGGAAAATATGTTTGACATATCTCTAGTAAGTCTAAGAATGATCTATTTGCATTGTAACATTGTATAGAGTCATGAGTATAATCATCCTCGTCGTAATCTGGATTAGGTTCTTGATTGAATGTTGTAATAAACATTCCATAATTACCTACAAAACCTTTTTGTAACAATTCATAAACTGTATCACCTTCTTCTAATTTTACATTAAAATAAATCATATATTATAAGTGTGTTTAAGATCATCAATCTTTGTTTCTACTTTTTTAAGAAGCTTGATTATTGCTTCTCTTTCTTCTTCTTTGGCTTCTTTTAATTGTTTTTTGATGTCTTCAACTTGCTGTTGAATGTCAATCAATCGTTTTATATTGCTCATTTTGTTTAACTTATAGTAAAAAAATATACAGAACGCAATGTTTACTATCATATAATATTGATTAGTAAGATAGAAAGCTATGATATTCTGTATTATGAAAATAAGATAAGAGTATTTAATACCCTTAAATATAAAGTAGTAGCCTATTATTGATAGGATACTTAGAATCATTTTTCCTTAGCATATTTACAACGAGAACAATGAACACAGTCATAATCAATTGAACTACTAGCAAGAACTTGTGGACCTTCTTTAACCAATCCACAGTAGCTAATACCATTACGATTTATATGTGTTACATAAAACCCTAATGTTCCTTTCTTCTTAAGATTTATCAGATATTTCGGCATAGATACTTTCTAATAGTGGGATAGGATCCCAATTGTTAAAACATATAATTCCTAGTTCACTTGCGGCTTTAGCTGATTTGATTGCTTGATTAGGAGAACACATGTCATTTAGAAGTTTAAATATAAACTCATGCCAGTGCATAGTTAATGTATTACCTTCTAACTCCATCCATATAAATTCAATCTCTGACCATTTACCTCTACCCCATCTGACATTAGAGTCCCAAGGGTATACTTTTTTAGCTATTTCAATTAGCTTTTGTTTTTGTTGTTCGTTCATCTCATTTTAAGTGGTTTAATTCCTTTCTTTAACATTATCATATCATCTACATAACGATAAACTTCGTTCATCTTTTCTTTGTCATTAGCAGGCGGCAATTCGGTAATTATACCTGTTACACCATCAAACAATAAACTAGTGTTTAGATTTGGTTCTGCAAAGTTTGATTTTAGAATGTGTAGATTTCTATAAAAATCTTCTAATCGTTTGATATCGTAAGGATATCCTCTTGATGGTTCAGGATAAGATTCAATATTGTACATATGAGGATAAAACAATCCAAATAGTACATGACAGGTGTCAGTTACATTCTTATATTCTGATATTGCATCTTTAGATGGTAGATATTTAGAAGCTACAATTTCACCATCACCTGTATACTGAGTCTTTTCTTTTGATTTTTCCTGTTGAGCAATAATTAGATTTGTACACCCATACTTGTTACACAATTGATTCCTAAGTAGTTTCCTACATAGTTTATCTAATGCATTCCATTTAGTTCCATCATCAGGTCCAGGCTCTACATTCTGCATGTTATCAATGATATTGATTACAAAACGATTCTGATGCTTAGACTTGTAATATGTCTTTTGGAAAGCTTCGTGTGCTTCTTTCTGTTCTCTTTTATCTAACGGTTTACCCTTTTCATCTACTATTTCACCATTCTCTGGTCTTTCAAGCCATTCTTTGACTTTGAAATAGATTTGTCCAGGAGTAGTCAAATCATCTATAAACTCAACCTTTGATAGAAACTCTTCAAAGTATGGGTCTAATGATTCAATTGCCCTTAAAGTATCATCATCAAGCTTATCTTCTTCAAAATAAGAGTTTATCTTGAACATGGGCACTCTTATACCTAATTGTTCATATAAAGCTCTTATAATCATTCTTTTCATGGTTAGATCCTTAGAATCTTCCAAGCAAAAGAAGAATATCTTGATGTCAATATCCATTTTATTTCTGTTTTCTAACCAGAAGTTAAACGGATGTTGTACATAGATATTTGTAGCAAATAAAGATTTACCTGCACCTGATACGGTAGTAAGTCCTATTTGTGTTTCAGGCATAATACCTGGAACAAATTTGTTTAACGCAGGGAATGGGAAAGGAATAGTGTTTATTCCTCCCCTTTCTAAGCGTTCTTTACGTTCTGCTATCTGTTTGAGTGTCTTTTGAAATTGATTCATTGTGTTAGTAGTGCTAAAAATAAACTAGCTATTGCTAGTATGATCCAAAGGTACATAAAATATTTTAGTTTTGACACAATGAATTTTTATGATTTATTCTTTTCAACTGAACTGCCCATATATTTCTAAGATTGTGGATTAATAAAGGGTCCACTCCCTTTTCGATGATGCTGTCTATCTGATTAGGTGTCAAGCATTTAACTCCAAATTGTTTATTCTTCATTAGTAATAAAGTCATTTTTTATTGTTTTTGTTCATTAAATAAAGATCTAAACGATAGAAACAATAGCTTAAAACACAAATTGATATTAATATTATAGGTATGTGCATATTAATTTAATTGTTTGTTTTTTACTATTTCAATTAATTCTTTAAGACATTCAAGCTCTGCTTCTTCATAGGTTTCATATTTTACAAAATTATTAGTTATTTTTTTACCTCTTTCAAAGTTTTCATTTTTTGATAAGTTTTTAGGTTTCATACCAGTCATATCTGAAGTAATTATTCCGTACTTTTCTACATTTGGTAAATATGTTACTTCACCATTTAAGTTATGTTTCTCTCTAAACCATCTAAATGCTTGTGAATAGGTTGGGGCAGCATAGAAATCTCTTCTTGTTAAATTAGTATCTAAATTAGAACTAATTTCAATCTTCAATTCATTTTGGATACCATAATATCCAAAACACTTTTCATTAAATTTTAATTTAGCTAAAGCTAATGCAATTTCGTGGGGTACAAATTCTTTTTTCATTTTATGTTTTTTAAAGGGTAAGCGTTAAGAACGGATTCTTTACAAAGTATATTTTCTTTATAATCTAATCCATCATCAGTATAAGCAGTACATAAAGATTTACTTTCACTTGCGGCATTTAAAGCCGCTTCTACATGTAACTTAGCAAATTCAATCATTGCATGTTTAATATTTCTCTGAGCTTGCATATGGGCATCTCTATGTAAAACTAAATTAAAATTTGATATTTCAGGTTTACTGAAAACATCAGATTTTACTAAAAATTCTTCTACTGTAGGTATTTTATTCATAAATTATTTTACTTTTGGTTTTTCAAAGTATTTCATAGCGATATAGTGCATTGATATTGAACCTATAACAGCACCAATGAGATAAGTAATCATCATTTGTGTATTATTTAAGTTTAAAACGACCTCTCTAATAACCAATAGCCAAATGCCATTTGACAGTACTGATGCTATAGTATGGTATAATAAAGAATTACTATTTCTTGCTCTACTAACTAACGTAAAACTTGCATTTTGAAGGATTACTAATCCTAACATTTTTAATATTTCAATCATAATATATTTATTTAAGTTT